ATGAATGGTAACAATCTATCTGAATCTATTGAACCCTGTAAAGGAGTTCTTTTAATGATATCGTTTCTTGTTATAAATAATGCGTATGCCATGTGTTAATTAATTTTTATATACTTCGTATTGCTTTGTAAATTCAGGATTACTCATTTGTAAAACCTCTCCAGCGTTATCAATTCCATCATCTACTAAATTAGCTCCTTCATCTTCTGATGTTGCTGGATTTTCCAATTGCTCATCAGTTTCAGTAGCTACTTCATCAATTGTTTTACCAGTATCTTCAGCTTGTTGTGATAAGATAGCCAATGGAGTTAATTGTTCAAAATATAATTGTGCATCTTCATAACCACCATCACTTAATGCAGTTGTTAAAAAGTTTATAATTAAATTTTGGAATGGATTAATTGTCATAGTTTGTAAGATAGAGAATGCCGTCATCATTTCTTCAGATTGAGAACTAAAGCCGTTAGCCTGTGTTCTAATACCAAATAAAAGAGGAGATGTTACTCTATGTGCAACTAAGATTCTATCCTGTGCATATTCACTAACATATTTGTATTTATCATGCAGATTATCAACCTGTATTGTTTCAATAGTTGGTTTTCTTTCTGGGTCATCGTTGAATGATAACATAAATCTACCAGCGTTTCTAGTGCCAGTAAACTTAGCTTCAATCATATCTTCAATTGTATCTCTTTCTTCAGGAGCTGGAATACCATTGTTCATATTAACCATCACTAATGGTAAGAAACCATTTTCAATATTGTTAATGTGTAAGTTAGATAATTCAGCTTCTACATAAGAGAATTGTAATGCAGATACCCAATCAGGTAATGAGTAATAGTATTTACCTGGTGTATAGTTCTTAATGTAAAGAATTTCCATCTTCTCATTAGATGTACCAAAAGCAGGAACTTTCTTTTTATTTCTAATTGCTTTTTGGTCTGTCCAATCTACACAATAGTAATAATTTTCAATCTTAGGATTATCGTATAATTTCTCAGCTCTTAGGTTTTGAACTGGAACATGATAGAATTTAATTACTTTACTATGGTCATCATTCCAATATACTTGGAAAGCTGCATTACCATATAGTTTTAAATCAAACGATACACGCTTCATTTCCTCTTGCGGAATTAACTTATCTAATACCTTTTGGAATTCCTCATCCTTAGAGTACATTCCTTTACCAAATATTAAATCAGCAATACCCTCAATACAGGCAGCATTTGTTGTTGATGTTGTGAACGCTTCAGTCACATTTTGAAAGAAATCATCTGGTCCTATAATTCCCACAGGCACCCATTGATATCTAGTCTTTGTATCTTCAGTTATCACAGGTATCTCTTGCTGTGCCATGTTTACTACTGAAAAGTTTTGATTTATCTTCATATTAATCTAAAATTATAAATTCGTTATCCGTTACATTACTAATGTATATTCCTTCTAATGGAATTTGGTTTTTATATACTGGTTTATCTATTGATTGGGATTGGTACACTTGTATAGAACCATTCCAAATACTACCACTAGCCGTATCAGTTATTGTAGCTCTATATTCATCACCAATATTAGATGAAGATATAGATGCAGTAAATGATAATAAGCTTTCACTTGCATTATATTTGTATGCACTAATAGAAGATGATGTATTCGCTAATGTGTACATATTTTGCAATCTAAGCGTTAAAACGCCTGAGCCTGTTGGTTTTGTACGAATTGTGAATAAATTACTTCCTGATATATAATAACTTTGCATTAGGTTGTCTTTATGTTGTATTTATCTATATATTTAACAACTTCCTAAACGATTATAGTGGGACATAAAAAAAGGGAGAACTTAGTCTCCCTTTAATATTGTCAAAATCTATACTGATTAAGCTGCGCTACCTGTTACGATAGTAGGTTTAACAGTCAATGCTCCAAAAGGATTACCGAATGTTGAACCAGAGATAAATGCTGCTGGTAATTGTTCTAAACCTGTGAACGTTACTGAATAACCATAAAGGTCACCCAATGCTGCTCCTGTTTGAATTGTACCTGCTGTTACATCTGCTCCCTGAGTCTTTCCTACTAATAGAGAATCTCCACTCATTGTGTTCACAACGATTTGAGGTCTACCGTAAGCCATCAACTTCAATTGAGTTGTCATTTCGTTAGTAAGTTTCTTCAAGTTAAGAGTTAATTCTTGAGAGAAGAAAGTTGTACCATTATCACGAGATGAATTAACAGTTTCAGTATAGCTTGAATTTCCTTTCAAATCATAATAGTACACAGTACTACCAGAAGGGAAGGCGGTGATTTCACCATTTGCGTTTGTAGTAAATGAAGCTGTTGTATAGTTTAAGAAGTAAACGCCAGTTAGGCCACCTACACTCTCTTTACAAGGTTCATTTCTACCTGCTGATAAATTACAAGGCATATTCTTAGTTTTTTAAATTTGTTAATTTTATTTATGAGTAAAGGGAGATATGGTTAATCTCCCTATTACTTACTCAATTAATAGTTTTTGTGTATTGCGATGTCAGAACCAATACCGTATTGTGTACCAGCAGTGTATCTCATAATGATTCTATAATTTTGAGAACCATCTAAGTTAGCCATGTCTAATACTCTTACTTCGTTGTAGTCACTCAATAAACCTGTTCCGAAGAATAAGTTTGATTTTTGTGCTGCTACCATTGCTGAAGCTGCAAGACCAGGACAGAATGCTAATTCAATACCTTGGAAGTTTAATGGCTTCTCACCTACGTTCATTTGATTGTTCCATCCGTTAGCACCTGCTGTACCACCGCTTAACGCTTGTTGGTAAGCTTTTACTACGTTTGTTGGAACGTAAATCATCACATCTTCTTTACCATATACAGTGTTAGGGATTGCATTTACTAATGAATCTAATGCTGTTAATACGTTTGCTGAAGTGATTGAACCAGAAACAGAAGATGTTACAGGAGCGTTATCACCACCTGCTACAACTGAAGAAGATAAAGCAGTATAGATACCACCGAATTGTCCGTTAGTTGCGTTTACACCTCTCCAGATTGATTCTTCAGTAGCTTGTGCTACTTTACCACCAACGTAAGAGATTAAGAAATCGTTGAAATCTTTTGGAATCTCATCAAATGCGCTATAGCCCAATTGTAAAGCTTCCCAAGAATCTACGAACTCTTGCTTACATAATTCAAGGTTTACTTGAAGTTCTTTTGGTTCTAAGATTCTCTCAGTAAGAGCTACAGTACCAGAAGTTGTGAAGTCACATGATGCGTTGTTTACGATGCTATCAACTGCAATCTTTTGGATAACACTCTTAAACTTCACATTCGGCATGATTGTGATGTATTGGTTATCTAAAGTTTTTGCTGATAACAACGCTGCTGCAATGTACTTCCCTGCGAATTCACCAGCATAAGTTGTGGTAATTGCAGGTTGTGCGAAATTTTGTTGTTTTCTCATCTTTAAATGATTTTGTTTTGTTTATTTATATAATTTAGATAGGAAAGAATTCTGAGGATTAATCAAAGCACCTTTCTTATTCATTTTAATTCCAGTTTTGTTTGGAGCGTTTTCATCAATTGGTGCACCATCCAATTTAGGTAATTCTTCTTCCTCATCAGGTTCAACAGCTGCCATTTTATCAACAGTGTTTACTTTTGTTGGGTCACCAGGTAAGTCTTGAGTCTTAACCTTTTCAGCTTTTTTACCATCTTCAACTAAGTCTTCTTTAACTTCCATCATAGATTGCATCTTCTTCTCTAATTCTTCAATACGATAAGACATGTCTTCCATTACTTTCTTCATGTTGCCATACTTTTTCATATCTTCATCTTCAGGGATTGGATTAGCTGTTTCTTCAGTATCAATTTCCTCATCATCACCCATGTCACCACCAGCGATTGATTCCATTTTAACTTCTCCTTCACCTAATTCAACGTTTTCTCTTTCAGTAATTATACCATCCTTAGTTATTACTTTGATTAGGACTTCATTACCTTCAGAATCTCTTAATGATAACTCATGCTCACCATCTGGTGCTGGAGTTTTACCATCTTCGGTTACAACGTCTACTGTCTCACCAACATCAAATGTAGGAGATTCAACTATTGTACCATCTGCTAATTTAGCGTAAGTAAAAAGTACTTCCTCTTTGCTTAATGAAAGAGTCTTTACTATTTTATCTAATACTTGTCTTGCGTTCATATATTGATTATTTAATTATTTAACAATTTGTTTTTTATTTATAGTAATTTTTTAATTCCAAACTACCATACTTTCAGGTAATGGTATTAAAGAACCTGTGTAATTTTTATTTGTACCATTATACATTCTAAAGTCTTGGTAATAAGCTTGTCCTCTACCAGCATAAACATCACCACCAGTATCAAGTGCTCCAAATATTTGTAATAATTCAGCTGGGTCTTGATTTATATCAACATTAGTTGGAACTTTAAATTGATTTTGAATTATTCCATTGATATAAATCCTAACATATCTATCAAATTGAGGGTCTAATGTATCCACAGCTGTATAAGATACAGCGTAGTGATTAAATACATATGGAGTAGTTGTAAATGAACTAGTTCCATTTAAATAATACTCAGTTTGTTGTGCACCATTATTAAAATCCCATATCCATCTAGCTGAACCAGATACTAAATTAAATCCTATACCCGCGTCTACATCACCACCCCAAGTTGTTTCCCATACATAAGCTGCTGTTGATGGTGCACCCGGGTCGTATTTATATGCAGTCAATCTAGTTGGACTATAGTTGTAATCAATTGGTTCTACTACTCCAGAAGCACTTAGTGATGCTGTTACATTCCATGCAGTCCAATGTTCAATTACAAATGATGAACTATATGATAGGTTAGCTCCTTGTTTAGCAGGAAATGTTGTTAATACTCTCAATGAAGAAGTACTATTAACAAATAAAGATTCATCATATCTTGAATCACCAGTAGGCCATTTAATTACACTACTTGTTGGATATAATACACCACTACCAGAACTTATTACTTCTACACTTAAATTACTACCAATTGGAGCTCCATTTGGTCCTGCTTTAACATAAGCTGATATATCATCCCAAGAGTTTACCATTCCGAATTGATTTTGATAATCTCCATCACGGAATAAGTTACCAGGAATTGCTACAACTATGCTAGAAGAATAAATATCATTTCTAACAGAATAAACTGCACCTGCTCTAAATGGTTGAGCACCACCTATATTAACTGAACCTATTATGTTATAGTTTAAGTTTAACATTATTATTATTTAAATGCTACGATACTTGCTGCTGTTGAAGAAGAAGATACCGCTGTTATGATACCAGGAATAAAGCCTGATGCTGATACTAAAGTTATTACTGAACTATCCCAAGTCTTAACAACTAAAGAACCTTGCTGTCCAACATACAATCCACCAGCTACGAATCCAAATTGAGGATTGTTAGCATTAAATGCTTGGAAAGCAGAAGAACCTGTTGGAGTTACTGCTACACCACCTACGAACTG